CAGGACTCCGGGCGAAGGATTTGAGCGCTATCATCGAGGTTGCGCTTTCTTTGTCTTACGTGCCCCCCAAGGAGTATGTTGTGGTTTCTGGGTACGAGCAGACGCGGGCTTACAGGTCCGTCGTTGGTTCGAACCCTCCACGACACTTTTAGGGGGGCCCTGTGCGTGTACTTGGGAATGGTTGTGCCCGTAGCCTGGCACCAGACCACCCGGCTCTGCAAGTACATAGACGCATAGGGAGCCCTAAATTCCGGAAGATGGTGCGTCTTTCCGGAATTTCGCCAGAGATGAAATTATCCGGTTTTAACAACACTATTGACACTCTGGAAAGGGCGGTTAAGGAGCGCGTCTTCTTCGTTAAGGGGAAGGACGGGTTCGAGGAACCGCCAAGACCAGTTGGTGATCATTTTGCTGAAAAACTTCTTCCAGTTAAGAAGTTGCTCGTCAGAAACCTTCCACTCACCACTCCGTTGAGCCCGCAAGCATTTGCGGAGACGTTCCGGGGTGCTAAGAGGAGGGTGTACGACGAGGCTGTTGCCTCTTTGTCGATTAAGAGTGTGACCCAGCAAGACAGCCATGTCAAAGTGTTTGTCAAGTATGAGAAGACTGATTATACGAGGAAGTCTGACCCTGTCCCAAGGGTCATATCTCCTCGCGATCCTCGATACAATGTTGAGGTGGGATGTTTTCTCCGACCAATAGAAGAACGGATTTTTGAATCACTCGCATCTTTGTTTGAAAACAAAAAGACTGTGTTCAAGGGTATGAACGCAGCTGACAGTGGGAGGAAGATGTATGATCTCTGGAGTTCCTTCAAGGATCCTGTAGCCATCGGATTGGACGCTTCGCGTTTCGATCAGCATGTCAGCGAACAGGCCTTGGTTTGGGAGCACCAGCTTTACCCATTGTGTTTCCCAAAGCCCTACCGCAAGAAGTTGGAAAGACTCTTGTCTTGGCAGGTTAAGAACACATGCAAGGGGTACACTGAGGATGGCAAACTTAAGTACACCAAGATTGGAGGCCGCATGTCTGGCGACATGAACACCTCTCTTGGTAATTGCATCCTTATGTGCAGTATGATCAAACAGTATTCCTTGGACAGGGGCGTCAGGAC